TACCTTTCATAAATTCATCTAGCATTGCATCGCCGTCGGCAGAGTAAATATAATCCGCAGCATCCGGCCACTCTTGTTTAGCAGTCGCTAACAACTGTTCTTGCGTTACTGTATTATCAACATAGGACGTAATTCGTTCGCCCATTTCGTTTAACACAAATACATATTGATTCATAGTAGTATCCTTTCGGAGGTGAAATTATGCGCCGTTACGCCATTATATTAAAACGTAGACAACGCAATACCATTACATTAAGGCAACTATTTAACGAGTGGTTGCCTATTCACTCGCAGTCCATTTCTAGGAGTGCTGTTAATTCGTATCATATTGCGTTTAAACACATATCCAACATAGCGGATATGCCTATCACGGATATTCATTTTCAGCACCTTCAAAATGTGATTGATTCCATGCACGTAAAAGGACTTTCCTACTCATCTTGTAAGAAAGTCCGCACGTTACTTAATCAATTATTTAATTACGCAATCATTAAAGATTACCCTATCACTAATTATGCCCAGCATCTAAATCTAGGGCCCAATATCCCAACGATTAAGAGAAGAGTATTCACTCGCCAACAAATCAACAAATTATGGGCGATAGATACATCTTATTCTCGCATGATTTTAATACTGCTCTACACAGGGCTCCGCATAAGTGAGCTACTTAATTTACGCAGGCAAGATATCAATAGACGATCATCGTACCTTATCGTGAGACACGCTAAAACAAAAGCCGGCGAGGGGCGTATTATTCCCATTCATCACCGCATCATGCCTATAATAGAGCAACTACATACTAGAGATTACCTATACACCATCAGCTACACATCATTCCGTAAGCATTTCCAGGATATTATGAAACAACTTAACTGCAAGCACACTATCCACAATACTAGGCACACATTCGCAAGTTTACTTGATGCGGTCGCACCACCTAACAATTTACGCTCCTTGCTAGGCCATAAACAAGGTGATATCACTACTAGGGTATACACACATAAGACCATTCGTGAGCTACGCAAGACCATAGAATTATTAAAGTAACTCCCCAGTGGGGGCTTAACTTGGTTTAATAACCAAAATACTTATTGCGATGTAACGTTACCTATTAGCTGTAACGTGTTAATCGCATTATGTACCGACGACTCCGCAAGCACGACAACAATTAAAGGGGATGAATTCTTTGTATCTTGGAATAGTGGTTATTCCACAAGCGGAAATAGAACGACTATTCGCTTCTTAGCACATAGGGGTAACGCTGGTAACTTCACATGGCTGTGCGTGGGGAAGGCTTAATATCCAGTGGGGAATTGGTGGCCAAGATAACGTGACCAAAAGTGAAGTAATATTCCCAATCAAATTCACAACGCTATTTATGGCCAACGCCATTGATGCGTACTGGTCCGGCTCTGATACGCCTAGATACTTTGCTAATTCCGCGTCTGAAAGCAACCCCACTAAGGCCGTATTCTCGGCAAGCGATAGATACGCTGCTTCTTATTACTGGTTCGCACTAGGCACTGTCTAATTACCTACCGCGATATATCGGCCCCAAGCACTAGTTTTATTTAATCCATCTCTCGCCGCCTGAGAATATACTTTAACCCCTGTTCTAGTATGCTCTCTAAATGAATGGACCTGGTTATCAGTATTGTTACCATTCACATCATTGCCAACTGCCGCGAAGCAGGTAGTATCAAAGGAAACAGGAAATGAAATTGTACCTCCTATTGGTACGTTATTAAAAGCTCCCCACTGGATAGTGAAACCATTTGCAAATTTAACAAAGCCCGCATTTGCATCAAGTTTAGATGCTACAATAGCACCTTGACCTAATAAGTTTTTAATTGTAACAAGCGTACTCGCCGGAGAGTCTTTCCAGTTAGCACTACCAAGGATTGCTTTAATTTGGTCTGTGATAGGAGCGTGCGCACTTGTGTCACGGCTATGGGCCTCTAATGCACCTCTAGTCAGATATGCCGCGTCAATCTTCTTAACGGTTACATTCGTGGAATTGCCAATTACAACATCTAAAGAGAATACTTTAGAATTAATCGGAGTCTCTCTAGATGGAATATAGGATGCATAGTTGCCACCATTACTATATGCAATTAGTTTAGCAGCGGAATCAGATTCGCCTTCTAAATTAGCATATACGCCTAATTCCCTAGCGAAGAACCCGCTATTTACTGTGCTATTGCCAACGGCAAATTCAATTCTGAATTGTCCGTCACCTATGAATTCACCGTTAGAGGTAAACGGACACTCCAATTTTGGAGCTAGTACGGAAGTCATAGTATCGATATTTTGATTATCGAGTTGGCCGTCTCCAGTAACTAATTTAATATACTGCAACTTCTTACCAGTTACTTGCGATCTTGCGATTAACTCACGGCCATAATTGGTTAATCGTGTATTTGGATAAATAGAAGCCATGTGTTCTCCTTATACTTTAATTGTTTCTAATACGTCGAAGCTCATGCCTATATTAATATCAGAGCCTACTTTGAAGTCAAACTTATCTAATGCCGCTCCTACATGGAATGATTCATATACATCAGAGATAGCCCCGATATATATTTCGCCGTTAAGGTTTGTAATACTTTTAGTTTTGATGATTAAGTTCTTAGGAATTAACGGCTCAACGTAATCAATAATATTGTTTAATTGAGTCTCAAATCCATCTACTACGTCTAACCAGTACTCATACCTATCAGATACAACAGAGTGCCCTACTACGTGATTACCGAATTTAAAATTGAGCATTTCTTGTACTTTAGGCATAGTAAAAGGACGCTGACCGATTAATACCGATAGTATTTCACTTCTGCGTCCTTCTGTGTCTGCTAAATCCGGAGGATTGATGCCTAATATTTGTTCCCAGGCTTCAAGTCCGTAATCTGCAGCGGTATAGATATATTCTTCCTTAAAGATATCTAGCATGATATCCCATAGTAGTTGTAATTCAGCCGATTCCACTCGATACACTTCTTGGATATCCCGAGAATCTCGAGTTAACGGAACGGCGAATTGTGAGATATCAATATCCCGCTTAAAAATGCCAAAATCTGTAATCATACTGCCACCAAAGTAATCGTCCCTAATACAGGGATTTGATTATCCTTCAATTCAAGCTTTGAAACAGAAGCACCGTTTATAGTAATCCTACCGACGTCAAGAACATTAGGCAACTCAACCATTAAAGCCGTTACAAGGCTAGTCCGAAGAATAACATGATCCTTCTCGTCTTGATTACACCATTCTTTAGCGCGAATAAGTAATCGTTGCTTGATAGCGTTTTCTGCAAGGGTTTGGATTTCGTTAATATTGTGCCCGCTCATCATAGTCACTTCAATGCGGTAGTTGACTGCCACAGAATCAGCTTTTTCGATTGTTACAGTATGGCCGATAGGAGCGAGCCCATAGCCTTTGCCTTTCGGCGCAGGGTCTATAACGTTCTCTACGTCCTTAATCAGTTCATCTGCTGCCGGCTTATAGTCGCTATTTAAGACGACTATCTTAACTGTACCGCCACCATTCCAACAGCGGTATACTTTAACACCGCCAACGCCAGGGATAGCTAATACCTTTTCCTTGTAATCCGCACCATTACCACCATAAGCTTTTGACTTCAAAGCATCAAAGTACCGTTTACGGAATACTTCTGTATCTTCTTCATCTTCACCAGGCGTGATATTTTTCAATATCTTAGCGGAGGTAAGACCATTAATACCTTGTATTGGCGTAATATCGCCTGTAGTCGCATTAGGAGTGCGTCCGTACTGTTCACATTTGAGCTTGTACTTATGTTCTGTATCGTCGATTACCTCTGTTACAACAAAGTTATATTCGTTGTAGTTAAACCTGGAGCCAATCGGTACCTCCATATTGAACTGGGCTTCAAATTCGCCTTGTGTGGCCGGTTCCGGGTAAATATTAAACTCTGCTGCACGAAGTATCAAGAATTCACGGTCTGCTGTAGTTGCAAACGCTTGTTTCAAAATAACATCTGCTAGGATGTAGAGCTCTGCAAACTCTACACTTGCTGGAGCTGTAGCATCGTATATAACACTACCTTCGCGCCGATCGAATTCATCTTTAACTCTATCGAGCATTCGTTTTTCAATCCGATTGGCCGTCATATGCTCATACAATACCTTTCACCCCTTTCTTGATTTTTTGTAGCGTACCATAGATGGTATCTACATCAAACTCAACCATGACGTCACCACCTTCGTGGCTAAAATCAAAGTTGTATACTTTAGTTATTCTATCGTCATTCAGTAAAGCCTCTTCTATGCGTCGCTGTAACTCAGCGTACACATACGGAATAGGCTGACCGAATAAGTCTTGTAGTTCGATGCCGTAATTCCAACTGTAAATAATATATTGATATCGCTCTGTATTGATGATTTTATAAATCGCTTGCTCCATGGCTCGCAACTTATCTGCATAGCCCCTAATTTGACTATCCGTTCTAAAATCAACATCATACGTATGCGACGGTTCAATGTAATTCACTGTGTCAGGAATAAGCGCATCGTTATTTTGTTTTGGTAATAGTAAATTATCTGCCATTACTTAGTCGTGCACCCCCTATTCGGGTTATACCAACGGTCTAAGGCTATGTAACGCTGTCCGCCTGTTTCCTTCAACATAATGACTTTGTCGCCCATGACTAATTGGTTATGAACGAGATACTTCTTACGCCCTACGTAGTCGTGGTTATGGCTAGCAAATTCAGCCATACCGCCACCACCTGCTCGGTTTTCTGTAACATGATCAACACTCATCTCCATAGTCCATTCGCAGGTGTTTTTGGTAAGAATAATATTCTCTTCAGGCACGGTTAGTTTAGGGTCAATCTTAATAGCGAGCGGTGATACACTGACAACTTCGCCGACGATTACTTCCATAGGCTCGCCATTTGATATAACGGTGCTCGCTATTTCCTTAATCGTGTTAACGATTTTCATGTACTCGCTATCCATTATTTAGCCCCCATTCGAATAATCTTAGTTGGTGCTTCGTCATTATGCCATGCATAATTTGCGTTGCCATATTTCATAGCATAGCCACGCTTAGAAGAGTTACCAAAGCACCCGCCTGCACCATCGGCAATAACAACGTGCTCATCATCACCATAAATCAACAAGTCGCCTTTATTAGCGTAGCCGTTGAATTGTTCCGTTGTATACCCTTTAGCCTCGAGATTTTGACGAAGTGTATCAACCCTTGCGGTGCCTTTGTTATACTCATCTTTCAAATCAGAATTGTACCAAGACCCAGTAGCGCATACTGTGTCAGCACATCCTTGGCTACCATATTGAGATACCCGGCCATCGTTAGAACTGAATGCTGTATCAACTTGACCGGCTGTACCGCCTGCACCAGTAGTGACTGCGGAGCTTTTGGTCTTCTTAGCAGCTTCGATTTTCTTAACTGCTTCTGCATCTTCGTCTTTTGCAACTTCATAAGCTGCATCATTATCAACGTATCGTAAATCTAAATCCATTCCGTGAAATCCTGTTTTAAACGTATGAGTAACAGATGTTACCATCATGTAATTATTAACAATCATATCGCCAAAGTTTCGATTGATGTACACCAAGGATCCACCACGTACACGCACATCGCCAATGACGTTTTTCAACTTAATCTCACGGCTCTTCTTGTTTTTGTGAGCCATGATTGCTTTGGCTTGCGCTACTGCGTTGATGTCCTTTTCCTTAGGAATGAGCAGATACTGTAATCTGCCCCATTTTTCGATGTTCTTATCGTCCTTGGCTATGAATGTATTCTCCAACTTACTTGATGCGCCGTTTGGAACTGTGCGGACGATTTTTACATAGTTGTATGTTTCCTTATCTATGGAAGTCGTGTATTGAACATCTTCCATACACTCATCATCAATGTAAATATCTGTTTTCATAGTTTCAAACGATGCTAGCCGTAACTCGCCCGCATCATCGTACAAGTGGTAGAACGCATGATTAGGAGTGTATATGGCCGTTTTATCGAGCAGTTGGCATATCATTTCTTGCAGTGACTTATCTTTGAATATGGTTTGCGGTTTCTCCGGAGTTTTCCATACGGTGTCATCCATATATCCACATTTCAAACCAAAGTCATCGGCTACCATTTTGATGAACTCTGTTGCAGTCATAGCTCCAATAACATAGCAGTCTTTATTCTTGAGATAGCGTATCTGATCATAGCAAGTAACTGATATAGAATTCTTGCCGTCGCGCTGTTTCTCAAAGACGTACCCAAAGAATACCACCCCTCCGTTTAAAGTGAACTTAACTGTGTCACCTTCTTCAAAATTGAGGTTAGGGTCTTTAGGTACTTTAAATGTCATCTTACTTGGAACGCAGTCAACTGCTCTCGTAATTTGTACGCCGTCTTCAGGTTCTATGAGCCATAAATCACCAGTGCTTTTGTTTCTGATGGTTAGCTCATAGTGTAGTTGCGTAGGCATGGGTAACGGAATGATAGTGCCATTGATTTGAGATTTTTCGACCGTTTTCTTTTCATCTATAGCCATTCGTTATTACCCTCTCGTTTAAGCTGGACGATTTGGCCAACCCCCAAGATAGCAGGAACAGCGATTTTGTTAAGTGCTGCAATTTGGAACAGGTTATCTGTATTGCCGAGTTGCTTCTTAACAATTTGCTGTAAAGTCTGCCCTTTGGAGACTTTGGCCGTTGATGCGGCCACCTTACCGTCCGTCGGTCTGTCCGATTTAACGCTACCTTTCGCAGTACCGTCCTTATCAGTCTTCACTTCAATCCGTTTAGCGCCCCAAGGCTTCCACTGTTTCAATGTAACGTTAGCATACGAGTCAAAGCCGTTATCTGCATCTTCTTCAATAACATAGTTTTCAAGCGTACACTTCATGTTAGTCATGGCTAGCATCTGCCCGCCTGGTTTCATTCGAACTACGATAAATTGGAAGATCGTCTTTGTAGTTTTGAGTTTTTCGAGTTCATCGATATAGTACTTAGCCTTCTTAGACTTAAAGAGCAAGGACTCGTTAAATGGATAATCAGAGTTAGGCAACAAGAATTTAAAAGCAATGTCAGTAAGCCCTGCAGGTTTAATAACGTTAACTTCGCCTTTCCCCAATAATTCCATTGTTTCGTTCTTGCCATTGATAGTAGTGGTTAATTCTTTAGGGGGAATCGGTATCTGCATCGTCCCCATATAGAAGTAATACATTTAGATTCCCTCCCTTTGAATTGCGAACGCGTCTTTCAAGCCTTTCGAGATTTGACTTGTAAAGCCATCTAGGTCAGTGCCGTTATTGATTTCCACATCGTTATTCATTTGGATGTGAATTACATTGGCATCTTGCCATTTTTTCAACGACTTATCGATAGCGCTTTCACGGAGTGCCTTGATTTCCTCATTTGTCATGTCGATAGACTTAGCAATCTTGCCTGTGTTCTTGGCAGTCTTGCCTGTGTTTTTCTTAGTCTTATCAGCCGCATCATGATCCGCACCTGGAGTAATTTTGCTAGCGTCAAACTCTTGAGGGGTTTTAATGTTAGGCATGTTAGGCATTAAATCACCAAGGCTAAGGTTAGCCCCAATGTTATAGCCTTCGCCGAAAGCTCCAGTAACACTAGAATAATCCATTTTGCCCATGACAGTGGTTTCACCGCCGGCAATCTCGAACCGTTCTATTACGCCAGTAGACCCGCCTACCTTATCGATATTTACGCCTGGGATTTTATTAATCGCATCAATGATATCGTTAATCCGAGCTTTTACGAATTGCCAAATGCCGTTCCATATGTCGATAAACAAGTTAGCGACTGCATGTAACGGGTCTTTGAATACGTTGGCCAAGAAATTAACAAACGCTGCGATGATGTTCCATCCTAATGCGAACACATTGAAAATAGCGGAACCGAACGCCCAAAAAGCGCCAACTACGATTCCTAATACACTAATATTCGCTTCACAGAAATAGTTAATAGCTTCTACCGCTAAGTAGATTATGACTATAACTGCAACAATCAAACCGATTATCCATGTTAACGGACACGCGTATAATGCAGCGTTCAAGCCTTCTTGCGCTACAATCATTGCTAACAGAGCAGCAGTTTCTGCCCAGTCTGCTACGGCCTTAATCGCCATAGCACCTGCAGCGAGAATCGTTCTTCCGGCTGCTATACCGGCCTGAATTGCATAAAACGCCATAACTCCACCCAGTATTATCATTGCTGTATACATGATAGACGAGTGTTGTCTAACAAAGTTAGATAACGTGTTAAATGCCCATACGGCAGTATTAATCGTTTCACCGATAACGCCTACAAGCCAATAGAATACCGGTGCTACCGTTTGGATAGCTCCTGTTACGTTGTCCACTAACTCACGGACGCCCTCACTATTAGCAAGGTCGGATATTCGCTGGAATACAGGCTCAAACGCCCGAATAGCTTTATTCTTAATCGACTGCATATGATCACCCCAGGTTTTAGGGAGTGATTCAAACTGCTTTTCAATCTCAGGCAAGTTATTCATAATAGCGTTTTTAATTACTTCAGCAGTAATCTTACCTTCCGATGCTAGCTTCTTAAGTTCGCCACGGGATACGCCCATAGATTTAGCAATAATGTTTTCAATCATAGGCGCGTTTTCAGCAATAGACCTGAATTCGTCACCTTGTAATTGACCGGATGCCAAACCTTGCGTTAACTGAAGCATGGCGTTCTTTTGTGCTTCTTTCGATGCACCGCCTATAGCGAATACCTTTTGTATACCTTCCATAAATTCTACGGCTTTTCTTGGGTCCGGGAACGCATCATGCGCGGATTGAGATACCTGGATTACGGCGTCCGCCATTTCCAAATACCCGCCTCTCGCACGCTGTGCGGATTCAAATATCTGCTTATTTAGGTAAATAGCATTTTCCTGGCTTCCGGCTACCAATTTAAGGCGAGCTTGCACCTGTGCCCATTCTGTAGCGGTATCTTGAATCGATTCGATGGCGCCTTTTATAGCGCCAATGCCATTCATTACTGTATTAGCCAACAGGTTACCGGCAAAGCTGTTCATGATACCGCCCATGCTAGCTTTTAGTGTTTCGCTAGCACTCGATACACCGTCCATCTTATTATGTAGCGTATTCATGGATTGATAGGCTTTAGTTGTTGCGTTTGCGGCTGCGTTCATAGCATTAGGAATATTAGTTGATAGGCTTATATAGTTAGAAAGTGTAGCCATTCATTACCCCCTTTTTGCCTTATTCATTTCATCTTGCTCATCTTTGGCATGTTGCTGAATAAAGGCAATTACTACAGCCTTTTCATTCATGTCCATATCCGCAAAAACAGAAGGTCGCATATGGTATTTAACAAATGCCAAATATGCGAACATCGTTTCTGTTTCATTGGATTCTAGGAGTTTTTTACTTCTTTTACCTTATCTTCCATGCCTACATCATAGCCTTGGGCTTCTGTTACCGCTGCCAAAAGGTCAGCGTATTCACCTGGTGTGAGCATTGCTTTTACAAGCTCAACAGGTTCAGTTACGCCCCAGCTATCTTGAAGTTCCGCATCATAAAGATTAGGGTAAGTGATTGCCTTAGATAGCACATCTTCGTTGTATGCAGTCGCATCAAAGCGTTCTTCAGATTGACGAGTGATGCGGTCAGTAATGCGTTTAGTGTATTTCTTACGCATCTTTTCTGTTTCGTCTGTAGCTAATGTTTTAATCTTCCATGCCACAGGCTCGCCATTCACTTTGATACGTTTAGATGCTACGTATTCAGTCTCATTGACTACATCAACGTTTTGTTTAAGGAATGCGCTTAAATTTTCAGCCATTGTAAAAACCTCCTAAAAAAAGGGGAGCAAGCACTAGGCTTGCATCCCGTCTAATTCGTTAAAGTGTTGAACGTATTTAACACCTTCATAAGTAAAGTTGTGTTCTTGTTCGATGTATTTGCCTTCAGCGTCGAACTCAGCTGCTGTTAATTCATCAAGGTTCACACCTTTTAGAATTACAGAACGGCGACCAGCTTTAGACGTTGGATCGTTGTTAACTACTTGCATGTCGAAGTATGTATCCACACCGGTTTTCAAGTATTTTTCAACCATCTTATCGAATAAAGCTGTGTTGTGGTAAATGGTTAAGCTACCGCTGTATTCTACGGAGGTAGACTTATTGCCTGCACCGATACGGCCCAAGATTGCCACTTTTTCTTTATTCTTTTTAATTTTTGCGCTAAGTTTTTTAGCTTGAAACAGTAAGTATCGGTTACCGTTCTCTACGATATAGCAAGACGCTAATTTAGAAGAAACAACGTCAGCTGCATCCATCGTTTTCAACGCATCTAAAATTTCATTTTCCATACGTTATCCTCCTAGGCTACTACAACAGTCATGTACAATTTTTCCATAGCCACAGTTGGCTGTAATTGTACGTTAACCAATACATCTTCCTTGTTATCACCTTGCGTAGGTACTGGGATATCCTTATCATCGAAGTTTTGGATAGCACGTACCTTTTGATATTGCTCAGCAAGATATACAAGGTCGCCCCATAAGGACTCACGACCAGCTTGGTCATTAGGGGATTTATCAAGATGTGTTTTATTAAACAGTCTAGCGCCGTCAACTGCCCAGTTATCCAATACACGAATGACTTGGTTAAGAGAGAAGTCGCGGTTTTTAGCTTTACTGAATTCAGTAAATGTGTTGATGTCTTTCAATACACGAACGTCGCCTTGGATATTACCGCCAACGGAGTCAGTAACATTGTGGAACATAAACATGCCATCTTTGATAGCTTGTTCAAGTTCGAACTGTTTGTACTTAACGTTTACAGTGTATTCACCATCATAAATCATGTTGCCTACTGTAGCATTGATATTGCAAGATGCTTCTTGACCTAATGTCCAGTACACCAAAGAGCCTCTTTCGGCACCTTCATCGGTTACGTCATTAAGGATGGAGATAACACCTTCATAGTTGACCCCAGTCTTACCATGAATCACTAATTGGAATTTAGCGCCACTTTGTTCACGGCAACGTTTAGTAAATGCAATAAGCAAGTTCTTAATTGTGTCGTCCGCACCTGCGTAACCCAACGTATTGAAGTAGTAAGGTTCAAGCATATCGATGCCGTCTTGGTAGTTCTTAACGGTGATTGTGGAGCCGTTAGTACCACCGGATAATGCAGTATAAGCTGTAGTAGTTAATGCACCAGTTTTAGTGAATACGATGTAATCGTTATCTTGTAATTCTGTCGCATTCTTCAAGTTCTTTTGAATATCTACTGCTTTACGAACATCACCTGTAGTGAGGTAAGTAGTTACGATAAATTTACCTGTGTTGTCCGGATCAGCTTGAACAGATACACCCAAATCGTTACCACGAATACCCTTATATTTTGCTTTGCCGATTGTGCTTGTAGCTTGTGCGCCATCGGAGTTTAAGCGGTAGAAGTAACCAGTTTTCAAACCACGGAACAAGTCACGTAAGCCTTTCATTTTGTCATGGCCGTAGTCATAACCAAAGTATTTTTGGCAATCCTTTTGGAATGTGTCGTTATCTACACGGAACACTTCACCACTTGGGCCCCAATCAAAGGAGAGCAGCATCGCACCAAAGCCGCGGTCAGATACTTCTGCATATGCTCGGTCTTTGGATACGAAGTTAATATAAGTACCTGGCAATACTTTATTGTGGAATAAGAATGTGCCACCACCTAATGCCATATTTCACTAACCTTTCACAGGCGTTTTTAATGCCTGATTTAAAATCTTATCAATGTCGCTTTCCGTATACATTTCATCTTCGTTAAGAAGGCACGTAAGTAAATCACGATACCGTCTGTATTTGTCAGATGCAATGATAGCGTAAGCATCAAATTGTTGTTCAGTCGTTACTTCGACTGTTTCTTTTTCATCTGCCATCTTTTACCCTTTCTGTTAATTCCATGTGCTTCATCCGCTCGATAGGTTTGGCTACTCTCCGAAGTATGTTTTCATACGTCACGAAGAAGTGCAGCACGCCGGCTGAAATCTTGTATTTCATGCCGGTGCCCATAATTGTACGTTCCCCAACTTGTACAAATTCGAGCAACAGATATAACACACTAGGAATATCAATGAGTTTTCGCGTATCAGTAACCACATCAAGATTATTGGCGTAATACATGATGTCTAAATCCAAAGAAGTGTTATAAAGATCACCGACATGTCTTCCCATGCTAGGTTCAATCACCTTGATGTATGCGCACGGGAATGTCATATTGTTTTCTTTGAATTCTAGGTATATAGGCACGTTAAGTGCCGTATGTACGGCTTTAGATACAGCTGTTAATACATCAGAATCCACCATGCTTTTCAATCCATTTCTTTAATGTAATTTCCATAATACGTTTAGCGTTTTTACTGAGTGCCTTTTCAGCTTTCTCGTGCATGTACGCACCATCTACCCAAGGCTTTTTCAGTCTCCCGCCTTGCATTACACCGCCTTTAGATTGGCCTATCCACGGAAGAAATCTCCCAACTTCTTGCCGATGCCCATCATTAAGGAACGAGGCGTAAGAGGATGTGTTAAACACCTCAACCCGTCCGGTTCTATCGTCCAGTCGATATCTACCAACACTCCACGATTGGCGAGTATGCTCGCTATCGAAGTACTTTGTTTGTACTTGGCCGTTTTGCATGAATTTAACCGATCGTTTTCCGACTGGTGTATTCAATTTAGCTTCACGCACATACACGCTGGCCATTTCCTTCACAACTTGCTTGTTGAAATTCTGAAGGCTTCCTGATTGACTCAGTTTGACCAGGCTTCGATTAAATTCAGCAAAATCTTCCATGTTAAATTCAACACCCATGTCAATGCACCTCTAAATTTTCGAGTTGCACCTCTTGATGTGTGTCATATCGTGCCGAAATCGATGCACTGCGAAAAAGTTGCTTCGTATTTCGCCCTATAAGCTCGATTCGAGCCCCATTAGGTATGATTACCTCCGGAGCGGTGAAAAGCACCGTGGTGGTACTAAATTTCGCAATCTCAGCGATTTGACCTGTAGAGAGAGTTTTATAGCTAATTCTACAAGCAAAAGGGCCCTCTCTACTGGCAGTTTTACTCATAATTCCAGTATCGGGGTCCATCGCATCCACTTCGGAGATAACATAACACGTACAATCGTATAATCGTTCTAACTGCTTTCTAGCAGCGTCTACCATCTTAGCCGTCGGAAGCATGCTAGGTCACCCCTTCCATATCCACTCAAAGCGGTGGCCAGTTCTTGGAGACGGGATGCCTTGTCGGTTCCTTTAAATTGGACTTCAGTATCGCCCATTTTAATGGAGCTCGCCATTTCTCCGTCGGCTTCAATCAATTTGTTTTTGTTTGTGGTGATATAGCTGCCAATTACACGATATACGAGAACGTGCTGTAATTCGCTAGGTAATTCTTTCTGATTGATATCATTGAGGATATGTTGTGTTTCCGCATCAATCATATACTCAATGATATTTATATCAGAAATTGCATCATACCCAAGCCACGATTCAAGAATTTGTAAAACTGTCTCTTTCGTGGTCATATTATTCACCTACTATTTTTTGAATGTAGCTTTTACAACTTTAGATTGGTTAGTCAATGCAACAGTGTAGTGTTCGTTAGCAACGAATTTGTCGATACCTTTTTCAGGAACACGATCGTATTCAACAACAACATTACGTTTGATGTAAATTGTAACTGCAGGTAATACAGGTGTACCGTCTTCCACTTCTGCAGTTACGCCAACGATGAAGTTGTCGACAGTTGCACCAGAATCATTGATGCGGCGAGATGTTACAACACGGCAGCCGGCAATCATACCGATTTCACCAGTAATCATAACGTCATTACCGTATTTTGTTTTGTCGATGAAATTAGGGTCTTTACGAAGTGTAGTAATTTGAGAAGGTGCTACGAACAAATATTTTTCAACGTAGTCTTCTTCATTCAATTTGTCTACTGCGGTAACGACGCCTTCGTAGGAAATAACTTTAGTATCTGTTGTTGTAAGAGTAGCACCACCGAGAGCTGTTACTATGTCTTGGTCGATTTTGGAAGCCAAAGACAAACGTAATTGATGAGTAGCTTCGCCTACTGGGTCGCCATAACCGGACAATTTAGCTTCGTCTGTGATATCAACGCGTTTCATCGCTTTTTTAATCTTAGCTTTAGCGACGGATGTGGACATTTGAGTTGCAGATACTTCTACGCCTTCTGCGATGTCTTCCGCATCACCGATGTAGCCCCATGCTGGAATAGTGATTTCGTTACCAGGTACGCCTGCCAATGTGTTATCGATTTTAGCGATTGGAGTAAATTTAATAGCTTTTGGTAAACCTGCGGATACCATATCCGCCATTACTTGAGGGTTAACTACATTAGCAACTTGCGTAGGACCTGCTGCAAATGTTTGTAAATTAAAAGAGAATTGTTTATTCATTAGCGTTTCCTCCTGTTAATGAATTGTAAAGATCAATGTCGTTTGCGAATAACTCCGCACGTTGAGAGTACGTCATTTTAGCGAAGTCTTCTTTTGTTACTGCGCCACTTGGTGCTTTACCGCCGGGGTTACCTGGTGCTACACCTTTAGGGGCGGACGCTTCCCCAAATAAATAAGGATTAGCTTTGGCAACTTCAGCAAGTTGTTCATCTAATCCTTTGATTTTGCCGTCCTTAACTTTTGCATCGGTTAAATCCAATAGCGCACGGACTGCAACGTTGTTTTTAGCTTTTGCGTTGGACAATGCTACGTTCACAATATTGTCGATTTCAAGTTGTGCGATTTTGCCCTCGTATTCAGCTTTACGAGATTCCGCATCAGCTTTCATCGTTTCAATTTGTTTCGCAAGCTCCGCATTATCCGCATTAGATTTTTTGAGGTTATCAATCTCGCCATTAAGAGTCGTGAGTTCTCCTTTTACGGATTTGAGTTCCTCATTCTTAGCATTGAATTGATCCTTAGACACATAATTCTTGCCATAGTCTTCAACGACCTTAGCAGTCTGTTCTTCAGTTAATCCTAGTGCTAACAATTCTTCCTTAGTCATAGTGACCTCCTTAAAAAATACCCATTTCGCTTTATTTTCGTGAGCCACACCTCACGGCTACGGTCTTGTTAGTTATCGCCCAACAATACTAAAATGGCAATAAAAAAGCAGCGTTTCCGCTGCTAATTGATATATTCTTTTTCCCATTCCTCGTAGGTAATCGCTCCGTCAAAATCAGTACTCTTATCGTTCTGGTTTCTACCTGTTCGAGTGCCTTCAAGTCCAGGGATATATGGGATTGTAGTTGACCGGCAATAGCAATGAAACGGCGGAACGGTTACGCCTGGTTTAGCATCTACGACTCTGACTCGTTTACGATCCATGTGTCTGCAGATGGAAGAAGTATGACTATCGAGCGTAGCCAGTATCTCTAGCTCCTCAACATCTAGGCCTTTCATACTATCAAGGAACCCTTGCTCGTGAACTCGTGCCGTCTCTGTTTCGATTAATCGCTTAGCGTTACTGTATGATGTCTTCATCCGCTTATGCAGATTATCTGCCATCGTGTCCGCCCCTTGCCCAATAATGAGGGCTTGGGTGAAATCATTCTGTAAATTAGCTACTAGCTTACTTGTATCGCCCCAAATCCTACTACTAAAGTCCTTACCATCACTCGCCCATTGGCTGTGAACCACGCTATCAACACGCTTACTATCAATCGTATTAATAGGCGAGTATTCTCCGCGTTGCGTCTGCACTGTATATGCGGACTTATACGCGGAGGACTGATACACATCTTTCAATAAGTCGTTAAGTGAAATACTCTGCTTTTGAGCCAGTATTTCGAGCTCGTGAACCACATTGATATATAGCATCTGTTCACGGCTTAACCGCTCACGAATGGATGCGTTTGATAGCATTTGTTGATGTTCTTCAGATACACCTAGTTTCTTAGCTTCTGCCTTAAATTCAGCTAAATCCATTTTAAAGGCTTTCATCTCGTAGGCGTTCAGTAGTTTCCTTGCCTCGGCTAGTTGAAGTCCGTTTTCTGTGGCGAACCGGCGATACCAATCGTTGATAGCCTTTTCAATCCGTCGTAACGCCCTGGCATAATTAGCTTTGATTTCGTCATCGGTCAAACTAGCTTTTTGAAACGATTCATCCAGTAACCGCTCATACCGTTTCTCCCAGTAATCATTCGCCATCTGCCTCACCGCCGTTCGGTACAACAAAATCTGCTGTTACTTCGGACTGTTCCTTTTTTACTTTCGCAAGCTCTTCCGCAGCATCAGTTGTCCACGGATGATTTGCAATAATGGTTTCGTTGGAGATGATACCTACGGAGTTTTTGCAGTTGTTAATTGTATCGCCTTCATTGATAGGAAGGTCACGATTGAAGATGAAGTCCACTTCTTCGACTGTATCTTGGTTAGTTAATCCGCGATAGGTGTTAACGAACCACATCAAATCATGCAAGCTAGATTTGAATTCGAGCTCCATTTCATTGGCGTCTAAATCAATATCAGAGTACATCGACATAATGTTCATCTGATTTGGATTGTTGGCCATACGATCATCCTTAGCATCAAAGCCTCGGCCGTTCTCGATAATAGCTTTACGCAGAATATTAATCAGTAATTGGTAATTATCGCTATTCACCTCTATTTTTAAGGCTTTCACGTCACCATTGACACCATCAACCGTACGAACCTTAATCGCGCCATACGATGCAAGATTTTGACGGAACTCAGCGAGATTTTCGCCGTCATAGTTCTGCAAAATCAAAATAGTGCTGCGGATATCTTCTTCCATGTTATCTTGGAAGTTAGATAGTAATCGGTTGAGTGCATCCTGTAAGGATTTGACCTTATCGATAAGCGGTTGCTCGAATTCATTCGCACGGAACATAATAAGAGGAATACGTTCCCAGTTATATGGTTTATCAGCAATCGCAAAGTTGGCAGTATTTTCTTTATCCGGATCAGGAAGTAAACGTTCTGTATCCCATATGTAATACTGAATACCGTTCGGTGTGTAGTATTCGACTTTGTGAATAGTCTTAGTTTCTAACCCTGTGTAGTACTCAATATCGTACAAGTATAAGAACGCATCTAGTTGTGTGTGCTCCTCATCTGCCCAAAACGGTAAAACCTGATGCGGTTTCATCATCTTAAACTTAAGTGAACCATCAATACCGATGTAAGGATGAATATACGCCTTGCCGGCCATCGTTGCAAACTTACCGACCGACTTCAATAAGCGTTGAAATTGAATACCGAACATCTTATCGAGCTCGTCGTCATCGGTGTTAATATCCAAAGGCTTAGACAATAAGTAGTTAACTTTTTGGTCTACTAAATCATCAAATCGGTTATCCACAATCTGATTATTAGGAACGCCCTGTAATGCAATTCGCGTATTGCCTTCACCTATAACGTAGCGTTGCTTATTTAAAATATCGTGCTTACCGTCGTAATAATCGATAGCAGTACACATCGTTTTCCGCTGTTCGCTACCTAGAAAATTACGCAGTTGTGCTTGTAGGAACTCTCGTTCCGACATAGTCGCTGAACCTTTTATGATGCGGTCCCACAGCTGAGATAATATCAATCAAACGACCACCTTTCTACATTAATATCTTCCAAACCATACCGCATAGCATCCATAGCATGGTTGTTTTCGTCTTCAGGTTTCCCTGTGTATTTCTCAAAGCGATCCTTCGCCCATTGGTACGTGGATAATTCACGCAGCACATTAACGCATCTTGGGTGAACGATTAATTCGTAGTCTTGTATCCTCTGAATACCATTTAATATGCTGTCTTTACCTTTGCGTGCCCTTGTTATTCCTTTTAGCCCTGCCTGGTATAGCTCTTCAATAGATTTAGGCTCCGCACTATCGGCTCGAATCTTCTCTTTTGCGTAGCCCATATCGATGATGCGGGACGCTAATTGTTGATTCGTAAGCCCTGTTTCATACAGCTCGTCGAATATATAGATTTTCTTATTCACCATATCAACAAGCATGCACACTAGCGCTGTAGGGTCTACCGTATAACCAAAATCAAGGCCAAACGCGGACTTGATACCGGTTTGACCTCTAATTGCATCGACATTAAATTCTTGTTCTTTCCAGTTTTCGTAAACCAGGCCTTCAACAACGCCCCAGTTACCGAGCCCCGCTACCTGGTACCGCTTAGGGTTCTTCTTCATCTCTTCGAATAACACTAAGTCAGATTCACTCAGGAACTCGTTACACAGATAATTCGTAGTCATGGCTAGAACGTTATCACTAGGTTCATCGAAAAAGCGTTTCTTTAACCAGTGCCTATCGGACCACGGGTTAAAAGTTAAGACTACCTGGTGATACAACCCATCAGGCAACTGACCACGAATAGATTCATCCAGTCTGTTGAAGGCATCTTCACTCATAATCTCGTAAGCTTCTTCAATCCACAGCCTACACAAAGCGCCAACTTCAACAGTAATGGACGTTACCTTTAAAGGGTCATCGAGCCCACGAAATAAGATTTTCTGTCCCGTCGGGATATACGTTATCTCAAGTGGAGATACGGAACATTTAAAGTACCGCTCCACCTTTAACTGGCGCATAGCCCATTTGAGTTGCGCAAAACAACTGTCACGCAAAGTCCGTTCTGTCTTACGAACGACTAACCAGTTTATGCACGGGTTCTCCATTATCTCCATAATGACTTTCAGAGACTGCGTGGAGGACTTCTTGCTGGCACGACTGCCCTTGACTACTTTATAACGCCCCTTGAACCGCCAAAAAGCACCGTATCCCTTGCCTACGATATCCGGCAAGTACACTCTGTTAGTCTGCAATATCGTCACCACCTACGATGAGTACAGGCTTAATATCGATAGTTGTATCACCGCTAAGTATTCTATGGCGTTTAGCCATTAGCTCCAGGGCTTTCAGTCTTGACTTCTCGTCCGGTGGTTTATCGATAATTCGAGCTTCGGAACATCCTTCCCCTGTGCCCTCGATAACCACTTGCTTTTCATTTGAGAGCCCCAGGGCGATTCGTGTTAACTCATACTCGACTTGCTGAGCCGTCATGATGTTTTCATTGAAGTAGGCTTCCCGTAATTCAGCTACCCTTGCTTTGATATCAACATTTGACAACAAGCGACTACCTATTCTATTAGCTGTATTCTTAGAATAACCAGTGCGAATAGCAGCCTGTGTAGCGTTCATATCCTTGATGTACTCATGACAAAATTTTTCATGTCGTTTATTTGCTAATGCAGCCACTATCTCACCTCCTGGCTATCTTAATACGTCACGGCTGTTTCTCTTAAATCTGCCGTGTGAACGAGTGCATAATCCACAATTACTTTTGTGTGCTTGGTCATGTGTGATATAGGTTTGACACAGACCGTCATATTCAATTAGTTGCGCCGTGCAAACGCCGTTCTTGTTATTCAGGCATTTACGTTTAATGCATTTGACTTCTGTGCTCATACCTTTCACCTTTATCATTTGTACGCTCAAATCCGATGACTAGTTGGTTGTTGTTAGGCTATATAGTTATTGGAGGACTACTAGTTCTAGTCATCAGATGTCAGCGTACAACGATACAGGGCAAGCTCATAATGTATAAGCTCATAATGTATAAGCTTAATAATGTGTTGTGGACATATTCGGCTCGCCCTGGTTTCATTGTGCAGTAAATTTCATTTTTACATATTCCCTCTCCTTAGCTTACGCGATCGCCTACACCATAAATATGGGCCCCTATATTTACAATGCTACATACAACAAAAAGCACGGTCTTCATCACCGTGCTTTTTGCCGAGTTGTGTATAAGAGAGGATTTGTGTTAGATGACTAATGACACCTTTCACAACTACATTATACTATGTCAAGTCGGTTCATTTAAGTCCAAAGTACTCCAAAACACTCCAAAGTACTCCACTATGAAAGGAGTTCTCCTAATTCATTCAATGCTTTATTTTTTAAATTGAAGTAACTGCTTTTTTCGTAAAATATCATCGCTTGTACTTTCTTAGGAAAAGCCCCGTTAATGTATTCTTGCGATAATATGATACGCCCTGGTATACATTCTATCTGTTCAATCAAAGCCCTTGCTTCTTCCCTTTTTGCAATGAGCTTTGCTATCTCCCGTTTTTTGGCATCTACCGTATCTACAAGTCTAGCCACGTCACCTTCAAGACCTACTGGAGTACCACCCCCTGATACTCGGTCTTTGGAATAATCAATCGCCGATAGGGTAATGATGTCATACTGCAGTTTACGAATATCCTGCCGTAGTGATTGAATACGAATCGCAATCAGCTTGATATCTTGCAGATACGCAGTCGCCTTTTCTTTATAATCACTCATGCTGCATTACCCCTTTGATGTATCGGTCTAAGTACCACCGCGCTTTTTTTAGGTCTTCGAGTTTATCCCCTTTATACCCTGCTCTTGCGATGTACTTGATAACATTACCTAGATGATAAGGAAGCTGTTGATCCTCGATAAAATCGATAACCTCAATCTTGCCCCGTGTGTAGTGTGAAGGGTGGTTGATAACATCTTCATTCTTAGGCACTTCGACGACCTTCACTTCTGGCTCCTCGATAGTTTGGGCTACCGGTTCTTCCGCTACTTCCTTCTTCTTAGGTACCTTCGAATACTTAGGTAGACACTCCGGACAATATTTAGGCCAACGACCTTGCGCTTTTTCTTTTGTGTGAACGAATGTTGTATTACATCCTTCACAGGTTAACTCTTTACTAACACCCCCGCCAGGTGGTGTCATTACGATTTCACATGAAGGACAATAATCCTCATGTGTTCTTACTGTAAATGTATCTCCACATCGTCTGCATTTCTTTTGCATAGTTCTACTCCTTATACAATTCCTTACGATATTTAATAGCTTCTAAGAGGGCATCTTGCCCGGCTTCTTTACGTTCTAATGCTTTCATAACCTGCTCATCCATCGTGCCTTTGGTAACTAAATGGTGGATAATCACGGGTTGTGTTTGTCCTTGCCTGTGTAACCTTGCGTTCGCTTGTTGGTACTGCTCTAAGCTCCAAGTTAACCCATACCATACGATGATATTACCGCCGGCTTGTAAGTTTAAGCCGTACCCTGCTGATGCGGGATGCGCCAGTAACATTTGAATGTTGCCCTTGTTCCACTCCTCTACATCGTCATCGGTCTTTAGCTCAACGGCTTTCGGGAACGCTTCTTTGATAGATTGAAGGTCATGCTTGAAGTTGTAGAACACTAACATCGGTTTTCCTTCGTTTGTTTCTACCAATTCTTTCAAGCGTTCAATCTTCTCGTTATGGACGACTACGATTTCACCATCATCGTTATAAATGGATCCATTCGCCAGTTGTAACAATTTACCGGCGAGTGCTGCCGCATTAAGTGCACTTACGTCGTCATCACTGGCTAAGCTAAGCACGTGCTCCCGTTCCATCTCTTTATAGAGTGCCCATTCTTTCGGGTTCATCTCTACTGTGATGACATTTTCGATACGTTCAGGTAGTGTAAGATAGTCCTTAGCTTTTAAGCTCATGCAGATATCTTGCATCTTGCTGAATATCGCCTTGTCGCCGCCTGGCAGTAGCCGGTAGCTATACACGACATGTCCGTTGGTTTTGTCCGGCGTAAAATACCGAGTACGATATTCGGTAATCGTCTTACCTAATCGTTCGCCACCATCCAGTAGGTACATCTGCGCCCAAATATCTAGAAGCGTATTCGGTGCTGGTGTACCCGTTAAAATGACGATACGCTTAAACAGTGGACGGAGTTTTCGTATCGCCTTAAACCGTTTTGCCTGTGGGTTCTTAAACGAAGAACTCTCATCGAGGACTAACATATCAAAAGGGAACGATTTTTTCTTATGATAGTACTCATATAACCATTGCACGTTTTCACGATTTATCACATACAGGTCAGATTCACTCTCTAAGGCCTGTATACGTTCCTTCTCGGAACCTAACACCTTAGCCACCGTTAAACGCCGTGTAGCACTCCATTTTTGCGATTCTTGGGCCCATGTAGATTCTGCTACCTTCTTAGGCGCGATGAGTAATACTTTTTTAATGTCAAAGTAATCATATATAAGCCGGTCAATCGCAATGAGTGTAGATATGGTTTTACCTAACCCCATATCCAGTAACAAGCCGTAATGGGTATTGTCAATGATTCGTTGTATTGCAATGCTTTGATACTCGTGTGGATGAAAGTCCATGTATCGCCCTTTCCATATCTTCAACAAATAACTTGGCGTCAGACATCCCGGTTACCACGAACACTAACGCGCCTTGTTTTCGTAATCGTGAAATCTGTACTCGTTGGTTAGCCATTAGCTTTCCGTTTGTATCCTTTAGCTCGACGAATATAACACCGCCTCCGGGAAGTACAATAATCCGATCCGGCACACCGTCATTTCCAGGTGACACGAATTTCATATATATGCACCCCATTTTTTTGAGTTGATTTCCTAACCATCGCTCGATGTCTTTTTCCACGTTCTCACCTCGTTCTCATTTAATAATTGGACACACCCTCGGACACGCCTATGAACCCGCACCAATACTGGATTTATGAGGGGGGGTGTGTCCGAAGTGCCCAATTTTTTTCCAACATATATATATACGCGTATACGGGTTTTTTACGCTTATATATATACACCCAATTATTCATATATTTATTTTTTTATTTTTATATAAATAATTGGACACACTAGATACACTTTACTATTTAGATTAGCAGTTATCTGCTTTTTGGCCGTGTCCAATTAGTGTGTCCAAGCGTGTTTAGTGTGTCCAATTATTACACTATATCAAAATTCATCGATGTATAAGCTTGGATAATTATTTTTACGAACATCCGTACCTATCAAATAATTGGACACACCTCAAATAATTGGACACACCTACTTACCATGATTTCGTTTATACATTGATAGGAGGTCCGTGCCTTCTTTTATAAACGCTCTCTGCGGACCGTAAAGCCTGCCAAAACGTGCCTTTCCTGTTCCCTTTGTATAAGGGTTCCAGCCTGGTGTTGATTGCAAGATGTCAATAATCTCTCTTGCTTTTGCGTTCTGCAGGTTCTTCCTGTCCCCGCCAAGCACTTCACACCATATCTCAAGGGCACACACTCGTTCCCGCTGCACTGAACCACAATGATCGTCATCGCCATAATTAGCGACATAATCTCGTCTATCATAGATATCCATTGTCTCCCAATCTTCAGGAAGCAGCATTTCGAGGTACTCTTCAATAAGACCTACGAGTTCACCGCCTTCTGTGTGTGATAATTGGATTCTAAGGGCTTCCTCTTCAAGTGCTCCTTCAAGTACTAATGGCTCGCCTTCAGACCAATACACGAACGCTTCTGCCCATATTTGGTCAATATCATCTTTCGATAACTCCCATGAGTTCTTTGTCTTCCTGTCTTTATCGCCAGTAATAGGCCAGAATCGGCGGTTACCGGTGCGGTCTTTAAGGAACATAAGATTATTAGTAGAACCAGCGAATACACATTGGCGAGGGTACTCTTCGGTGCGTCTACCATACGGAGAACGGAACCGGTCAGAGGTACGGCTAATAAAGGCTTTAACGATTTCATTATCGTTCTTGTAGGTAGGTGCAAGTTCGGCAAGTTCGACTATCCAAGAGCCCTGAATTTGTTCCAAGGCGTCTTTGGTTTTGATATCTACGAGAGAATTGTTAAACCATTTACGTCCTAACCGCTCCAGGATAAGCGACTTACCTAAACCTTGAGAACCGTATAACACAATCGCCGTATCAAACTTAACGCCTGGATCCATGACACGAGCTACCGCGCCACACATCCATTTACGAGTAACAGCTCTTATGTATTCGGTATCTTCCGCACCGATGTAATCGATGAAGAGAGTATCAAGTCTACATTCGCCGTCCCAAGTTAGCCCCTTTAGATACTCACGCACAGGATGGAACTTATTATCTTGCGTTACCTCCTGGAGCGCATCGTCGATAATGCCCTTACCCTTAATAAGGTATTTCGTAGCGAAGTAGTTACGTAAGCACGCATCGTCTGTATCCGTCCAGTACGGGGTTTCGTCCTTACCGCGCCATGGTAAATCGTCAATCACGACTAAGCGGTGTGCGAATTCATCAAGTCGGATTTTACCTTTGAGAGTAGGGTCTTGTTTAAGAACTACAAGGCAGTTGTACACATCAGATTCAGGGGTACCGTTTTTATCACGCTTAAGCTTTGATAAGAAGTCCTCGTCATCGTCCGTGATATCCTCGAAATCCATATCCGCCATACGTTCTTTGTCGAGCAGGATGGGTGCTGCGCCGTCTTCGTTCACAAAGTCAATCATGTCTTTGTAACTTGGTAACTTGGTAACGGCGGGCTCATCTGCTGGGTCCTTATCTCCGAATAAGTGGATCCGTACAAGGTCGAACGCATTAACGAGCTTACCGCTGATAGGGTCAGTTGCATGGTTGGAGTAAGCAAAGGTGTCGTTATCGTAAATAACTAAACCACCTACCGAGCTACCGGCTACGTAGGTGTAGCGGTCTTCTACAGCAGTAGGCTCATAGACTTCAGGAAGAAACTTATGGATAGCTTCCGTGATACTGTAGCTCCGACAAAAAGCACCGATAAGGCCTTTTTTCTCTAATGGGTTACCTTGCTTTTTGGCCGCATCAAGGCGAATCTGTGATTCCCTCTCCGATGTTGGCCAAAGGCTCGTATCACGCCAGTCTCTATAGGTACTCAAATAGGTATCTACTGAAACGAGTGCGCCTTCGCTGTGCTGGTAAACGTACTCCACATCCTTAGGATGGCTTGGCCAATACATAAGACGTTCAGCCTGGTGCGTTGATGGGTCAAAGAACTCAATGCCGATGTTATCAGCAATCCGTCTCGAGACTGCTTGGTACTCATCCGGTGTCATCGGTCTATCTACTGGGATAATGACACGGTAACGAGGATTGTCAGCCGTGTGGCTGTGCGTACTGTATAGTACGTATTCCATACCGCCTAATTCCATATCTAGGTCTACGATGAAATCTTCGCCAGGGTTATCCGCATCAAGAGTAATCAAGTATCGCTCTTTGACAGCCCCTCTAACCCGTCTACCATTACCAGGAATATAGCCACCTACAAAACCGCCGACGTCTTTCTTTCGGCCTCGATCAGCTTTAGACATCTTGGCGTATTCAGCAGCAGTTTCATTCGTTACAGTTGGCTCGGCCAATTTACTGACCAATTCACTCCAAGTCATTTTATGAGACGTCCATCTACGGGCGGAGCGACTTTTGCCCGTAGCTATGATGATAGTAGTATCCATATTACATCGCTCCTCCCTTCGCAAACTGGATATCTCGTACATAAGCCGGAACGCATAAGCCGTGAGATGATACCCACTGCGTTACAGCTCCGTTGATATCGTGGTCTTCATAGACACCACGATTGTTCTTAAGTTTAGCCTGGTGTATTTCTACAAAGTCATCCGTATCATTAACGGGGTTGACTTCGATACACGCTACAGGCTCGTTACATTTATAGACACCTACGATAGCACATGTTTCGGCTTTTACTTTTTTGATATAGGAGCTTACACAGTTATTAAGCTGAATCCCCATATCTATGATGCCGTGAGTAGAACCGATAGCCATGAAGCGGTAACCGTTAACCATATCAGCTAATACACGATGTGCTTTACGCTGCTGAACGATTTCGTCTTCCACTTTATCGAACTTTTGCATTCTCGAGATTGTGTCATGTAGGTTACGCACCTGGATGCGACTACTCCATACCTCTTTACGGCGACTTCTCGATAACTCGAAATACATACTAGCTGTATCTCTAATATCATGATAGGAAGGCGCGTTTCTAATGAATAAGAACGCCTGGCGCTCGCCGTATTGATGGCTAAGGATATTAACAAATTTACGAATAACAGATAAGTCGCGGTCATCACGCCAAAGTGGCCAAGACTGAATATAACTTGTATTATCGGCGTTGTCCTTGACGACATCGACCATAGCCTTTTGATAGTCCTTGTTCTTAAATAACGTAGCCATAACTTTGATGATCTTCGTGTAGAAGAAAGGTCTATCGTGTAGTAACCGGCGAACCCATCGGGTATCAGGTAAGTTATGAGCCTTGATTAAGGCCTTTACAAAGGAATCACCCTTTATCGTTAACTCTAATACGTTACCCATACCAAGTGTCTCGTTAGGGAATTTCCGATTATAGAAGTCATCATAGTCTCGTTTAAGACTATCATTGATAGCCGGTGCATCCGGAGCTTGTAATTTCCATACTAAGTTATGAAGTAGGTTATCTAGAGCTCCGTACTTGTTAGATACCTGTACGCCTTGTCTAATGCGTTTGACTTTATAACCTACGACCTTTGAAAGCTTCTCAAAGAATACCTCTTTTAATACCTTAGCGAAACGTTTTAGCTCATCTTGATGGTTATGCAGTCTGCAGTCAGGTGTGGCTACAAACCAAGCTAATGATAAAAGGCTGTTGCTTAAACGCCTAGGGGAAGCCGTCGCTTCTTCGACGACGTCGCTGCGTGAGCGTTTCTTAAGTATGATAAAGGTTTTTCTTTGCTTGAAGTCAAACCGTATTACATCAATGACATGAGATTTATAACCTTTGTAAATCATCCCATTATCGCCGTCGGCGTATACCGTGTCGTACTCAAATTGCACGTCCAGTTTATCGCCCCTATCTATAATGGATAGGTCCAGGGAGAGAGGAACTGTGGCGCTATACCCAACTTCTGCAGTAAACCCTTTAGCGTTGATCCGCTCACCGCATTTTGGACAATAGAACTCATCTGATTCCCGACAAGGCACTATCCCAAACCCATTAGATTCCATTGGCCAAAGATTAGCGAAGGAGTGTTCGCAAGGTACATGGTAATAACTTGCAGGGTTAAAAGGTGATACTTGATTGCGCCGTACCAGGTCGTACAGCCTTTGTACTTGTAGATTGAATAAGACCTTCATAAGGCGCTATCCTTTCTCTTATAACAAATCGTCTAAATCATCTTCTTCAGGAGTTTCCTCAACTACTGGAGTTTCGACTACAGGTTCTTCTTTTTTCTTACGTTTGCGTTTTGGCTTTTCTTCTACAGCAGGCTGAGCTTCTACTGCTGGAGTAGCTTCAGCTGGAGTTTCTGCAACTACAGGTTCTTCCACCTTAGGGGCTTCTACTTTCTTGCCGTTTAATATCTTAAGCGCGAGGTCGCAAGCAGCAATACATCCTTCGCAGTATGCCATAGCTGTATCTTTACGTTCACTAGCTGGTGCATCTTTTACGAGTTCATATAAGCCGTCGATTGCTTCGCGTTGTTGTTGAATTTGTTGTTTTGAGAGTTTCATAAGAATTGTCCTCCTAATCCTTCATGTAGTAAGGGTTCTCAAACCCTGCTGCGTTTAATATGAGGCCCTCATTCCAGGGCTCCGGTTCACACATTATATCTATTACTTCTTCTAAACTGCCTACGCCTATAGGCGCTTCGATAACCACTTCGTCGTGGATATGGGCTACAATTTTGTACCCTGCTTTAGAGAGTCGTAACATTGATGCGGCTAAGCAATCTCTTGCTACTGCCTGTACAATGTTTTCGACGAGCTTTCCGCCATAGGTTTCAACTCTGCCCCATGTATTCTTAACCTGATCCATACCATCATACTCAATCGATTCACTACCGAACCGGTTAGTCCCAATTCTAGGTCTTGCGTAGGCAAGTCTACGACCGGACGGTAATTCGATGAACAGGAAGCCTTTCGATTTAAAGAATTTAATATTGCCTTGTCTAATTCGTACGGGTTCTCCTGTTCTCACTACTTGCTTTGCTGCGCTGTCTGCATCTTTCCAAAATTTCGTAATTCGTGGGCTTGCTTGTCGCCAAGCTTCGATGATACCAGGTAATTCCTTCTCCGGAATTTCACCTTTTGAATCCATCGCTTTCATGGCTCCTACACCGCCACCATAGCCGAGCGCTAGTTCCGCCACCTTACCTTTTTGGCGAAGGTGCCCATTTACGCCGTGCTTCTCGACCGGTACGTGGAACATACTAGATGCAGATGCACAGTAGATGTCGCCACCTTGCGCAAATACATCCTGGCGCCATTTCTCATGAGCTAGCCAAGCAATAACACGGGCTTCAATAGCACTAAAATCGGCTACAATAAATCGGTGCCCGTCTTCTGCTACAAGAGCAGTACGGATAAGTTGCTTAATCACATCACCAGGGTTTCCGTAAAGTAGGTCCAGCATTTCTACATCTCTACTTTTAAGGACTTCCCTGGCTGTGTCTAAATCTTCTAAGTAGTTACGAGGGAGGTTCTGTAGTTGTACTACACGACCTGCCCATCGTCCACTTCTCATAGCCCCGTAAAACTGGAGCATGCCATGGATACGACCATCGGAACACACAGCGTTTTTCATGGCCAAGTATTTTTTTATGGAGGAATTACCGAGCACCTGTCTATTTTGCAGTACCTTGCGAACATCGGAGGGGATATCCTGTGCCAAGAGGTTTGATACATCGTCTTTTCGCATTGTCTCTAGATCATATCCTAGTCTTGCAGTTAACCACTCTTTAAGTTGCATAGTACTGTTAGGATTCTCTAATCCTGTTAATATCTTGGATGACTCGGTAGCTTCTTCCACGATTTCGTCATTGCATGCAAGTGCTGCATCGACGAGTTCCATATCTACTTTCACGCCTCGCCAGTTGATATCTTGGTCAAGTAACCAGTACTCGTGCTCGATAGCAGGTGGTTTCAGCGAAAGTAAGCGTTTACGAATTGCCTTCTCTACCACTACGTCTTGGCGGTTATATTCAATATATTCCGCCCATTTCTCCGGCGCATCCTCAGGCATATTACGTGTCTTAGGATTTATCTTAGTAGGCTTACGTGGTACGGAGAAGAATTGAATTAAGCGTTTACCTTTTGCATCCTTAGCTTCACCTAATCGTAAAGCCTTAGACACATTATCGAGGCTTGCAGGTAAGCTGCAGTATAACGCTAGTACAGAGGTACATTCCCAGTTCGTGTAATCCGCATCAGGGAAGTACTTTTTAAGGCACAACATTTCAAATGCTGCGTTAAATGCGGTCTTTGTAATTTCCTTGTTATACAAAGCGTCCACCACCCTCTCGGGCAGTGGACGCTTTGTCATATCAATTACTTCGACCGGTTCGTCATCGAAGCTGTAGGCAAAGAGCAGTATTTCAAATGTTGTATCATCAACGTATCTCTGGGCCCCATATTTAATAGGGCAGTCAGAATACGTTTCCACATCAATACTGAGCTCCATATATGCCTCCTTAGATTAAATCGTCATCGTCTAGGTCGCCTAAATCGTCGTCCCCGAAGTCGCTAGCAGATACGTGAACACCACCGAGGCGGTCACCATCTTTAACTTTACGAACACCATTTAGACCAAAACCTACACCTTTTTTACCGTTGAAGTTGTAAGCGAATACGGATAATGCGACCTGCGCGTACACACCGGAGTAGATTTCTTCTTCAATGTCGAATTGGTCCATCTTGATTTTGTCACGAGTGAATACGATAGGTTGCTTATCGCTATTCGCGTTGATGAAGAACTTGCCAGCATATGTTTCGGGTTGGTCAGCTACTGCTTCGTCGGTATCACCATCACGTAAGTTTAATTTAAGGTAAGCTGCTTTACCTTCTACCTTAGCTACTGCTTTTGGATCGGCCTTAAGTTCTTCAATCGCACGTTCAAATGCTTTGATTGTTTTCTTATCTGTTTTGTCGATAATGATTTGGGAGCTATATTTTGCTTTGCCGTCGTCGTTTTTACGAGGTTGAGCGATGTTTGCATAGGAAAGTCTTACGATACCAGTTGTTAATTTAGCCATTGTTACGGTCTCCTTCTTTAAATGAATTATTTGTTAGCTTCTACTTCAGTCATTAATTTATTTACGAGTGCTTCTAGTTTAGAAATACGGCTTTGTGCATCTTTGGCTTCAGCGATGTAGTCAGAACCTTTGCCAGTTTTGAATGCTACGTTTACGGTGTATTGGTTCTCACCACCTAACGTAGCACCAAAGCCAAGCATGATACGTTCATTAGGTCTAGCAAATACGCCGAGCGCTACTGCATTACTGTTACGGTAATGGCCGTAACTTACAGCATAGCTGACCTTGTCATTTCTGTTAAAGTCTAATGGATGCAATCCAGCAAGTGCTGCGGAGCTTGCACCTAACTTATTAACACGTTGGCCAAGATTGTTGACTTTGTTGTTAATGTCATTAGCTAAGCCCAAAGAACGATTTTCTAAAGTCGTGATACGACCTTCATGATTATCTGCCACATGTTCAAGGCTTCTGATATCTGCTGTATTAGCAGTTACCTTTTGCCCAAGTGTATTGATAGCAGATGTATTACCATTGATGCGGGCAGTGTTGTTAGTGATTGCAGTAGTATTACCTGCGATAGCTTGTTCATGATCACTCACCACGTCGCCAAGCATTTGAACACCAACGGCTAGGTCTTTTAAATTGTTCTGTGTCTTAACAATCGCTGTTTTATTGTTGTTAATTTGTTTAGCGTTTGTTTCGATTTCATCAATCGCAGCGAACAACTGGGAGCCGTTCACAGCGTCTAATGAATCAGCGGAGATTTGGCCTGCACTAACATTCGTGAGTTGGCGGTTGTACTGAGTTACTCCGCCTGCACCTGCACGGGCTTTAGAACCAAAACTTACTACGCTTGCCGGCTGTTCTCCGGCGAAAACGTGGCGAGTACCGTTTATAGTAATGCCGTTAACGCCAACGGCGCTATCTGTAACAGAGTTTGTTCCGATTGCCACCGAATTCGCTTGGTCAGCAATCGTATTGTTGCCGAATGCAACGGCGTCAGTGGCTAAGGATTTGGCATGAGTGCCAAATGTAAGAGCACCTTGGCCATTAGATTCGGAGTTAGAACCGAAAACTAGTTGCTCTTTGTCAGCACCGATTTTATTGTTGTATCCTACAATGGCACTTTGGCCGCCAGCCACTGTGCCGTTGTTAGCACCGATAACCACAGTATCAGCGCCGGTAACATTATTAGTTCTGCCTAATACTACAGAAGACTCGCCGGATACGAAGGCACCGTTTCCGATAGCTACACTATCGTAGCTAGAAACACGAGCCTGATTACCGATGGCTACGGTGTACTCCACCAAGCTTTCGGCGTGAGAACCAAAAGCGAAGGAGTTACGACCTGCTGCAGTAGCATTATTACCGCCGGCGAAACCATTTTCACCAGTTACAGTATTGTTTGTACCAAATGCTAGCGCATTGTTAGCGTCGATGTTATTTTGGAAGCCCCATACTGCGGAGCTTGTAGAAGTTGCGGAGATAGTATTATCTGTACCGCCTACTGTGTTATTACTAGTTGCACCAGCTACGTTTACTGCTAATGCGGAAATACCTAATACTAAAGTTGCTTTTTTAATGTTGTTCATCTCTTATACCTCATCTTCAAATTCATTCATCATTGTTTCAACTGTATTGATTGCTGGGCGTTTATCGCTTTCCGGTACAAGCGTAGGCTTGCCCTCCGGTTTTTCGATATATGCTTCTAGATATTCGGCAACGCCCTTTTTACCGAGTATCTTTTGTAAGTTTGTGATACCTTCGAGTTCACGTGGCTTAAAGATATCTTCTTCCTTGTAGCCGTTATCAATTAATGTTTTAGCAGCAGCGTCCGGATCCGTTATGGTACGTCGTGATGTACCCTCGACTAATTTATATCCAGGCCATTGCTTTTCACCCGATAATGCCTTCTCATATGCAAAGTCGTAAACACCTTTAATCCATTTTGTGATTAATTCCTTCATCGCTAGGATGTCAGATACTTCGCTATCAGTAAGTAATTGATTGAGCTTGCCCCCATTCTTATAGAATGTATCAAGGCAAGTATCTGCTAATGCTCGGCAGGTGTGCCGTGCTTTACAGAAGTTACAGTAATCGCAAGGTGTACATTCGCCAATACCTTCCCAGGCACGTTGCGCGATAGGCTTGATATCTTCGCCCCAATCGAGCAATTCTTCAAGTGACATTTCATCGGTAGATACACTATCGAGTCTTGGTTGAACGATCGTCATACGAACTGTTTTAATGTCGTACAGGTACTCGTTCACATCGTACGCACCTAATGCGTAGAGCCTCATTTGTGTGTTTTCAACGGCACTAACAGGAACGCCTTTACCATACTTCAGGTCAATCACTTCCAGGATGCCGTCCGCTACAATTACCATATCGCCAGTGCCGAAGCCTTCAGGTACCCACATGGAGAAATCGAGCCGTGCTTCAATCATGGCTTCCGCATCAGAGGAACGAGCACGAGCTTCGTTTACCTTTTCTTCGCAAATGTCGACATATCGATTAACCGCTTCTATCATTTCCGCGGAGTAGTCGTTTAGCTTAGGGGCTTTTTTGTCTTCAAGCTTATGCCGTAGAATTGCCTCGGCCAGGTCATGCGCTACTGTACCTTCCGCAGCATACGGCGATTGTTCATCAGGGAACATCGCTTCCAGTCTTGCTGAAGGAGTACATACTAGCCACCTGGCGCTACTTGATGCACCTAGTAAGGCGTGTTTCTTAGCCACGACTATTCACCCATTCCATGATTTGAATGCGTTGTTCATCGGTAGCAGATGTTA